CCACTTGAGACCCTTGATGCTCTCACCAAAGAAGAACACTCCAGACAATGTCACCAGAATGTTTGAGGCTAGATTCCAAATCAAGTTCGTCACAACCATATTGGAATGAGTCATCGCTTTCAGGAAGACGTACGGTTCAAACGCATACAAAAGAGTAGCAACGGGGAATCCAACTGCGTATAGCAGCTTTCCCTGGTCTACTAGTTTCAGGGTTCCCATCATACTGATGTCAATCAGTGCCATCACGATACCAAATACAATCGGCAGCATGTCAAACTTCCCAACCTGCCAATTCACAGACTTGATAAAGATGTCAACGAAATCCTTCATTACTTCTTCGCGAGAAAAGGAAGGATAAGCAAAACCACTACGCCAATCAGAACAACGATGTCAATTGTGCGAACAATCTTCTGTTCCTTCTCGGGAAGTTCCATGAACGCTTTCATGTATTCAGGAGGTTTGGCCCAGCCCCACATCCAACCAAGTGCAGTTGGCTTCAGGCGATCCTTACAATCATAGATCATGTCATACCATGCGAGCAGAACATATGCGACGCATGCGAGCATAAACGCCATCAGAGTCCGGTGCTCCCAAGCCTTGAAGTGGGGCATCCAGTAGACAATCAAAACAAACAGGGAAAACACTAGACACTTTGGGTTAAGTGTAAGGTGTGTTCCAAATAATCCACCGCTCATTACTTAGTATAGGTAATATAAATCAACGCGTAGGCTCCGAGTAAAGCCTTGAATGCGGTCCATCGTGTAGTAAACATTAGTTCAGACGTCTGTGCGATTAGCACAACCGATGTCATCATCAACGCATCGGCTAGAAGGATTGTCCATCCACCCTCGTTTGCGTAGGTCTTGAAGACATCAATCATGGCATTGTTTCCAGCTGGCAGTCCACGAATCACAACAAAGTAGAAGAAGATGTCATGTAATAGCTGAACAAAGACTGAAACAGCCACCAGTTGAAGCCCAACAGCACCTGGAAAGAGAAACATGGCCACCATCACACCAAGAATCAAACTAAGAACATCGGCGGCGACTGCAGCGATTCCAAACTGGTCATACCACACATTCAGCGCATGTGTTGGAGGTAGAAACCACAAGTGCCGACCTGGGAGAATCTTGGCGATGACCATCACAATAAAGTCCACCCATATCGCGGCACTTACTAAGGAGAGTATCCGCATTACTTGTTACGGCGGGTTTTTCCGTGGGACATACGAGCAGACTTCTTACGTGAGACGATGCGTCCCCACTTGTTCATCTTGAGGTCACCCTTCTTCAGTCCACCGGCAGTGTGGTCGGCTGTTCCATGCATAACCTGGGCACGAGATCCAATTGCCTTCATTTGTATCTACAAAACAAATTTTGGATTGAGCACGATTCTGGCTCCATGGGAACGCAGACAGTTTTGAAATGGGACATGTTCGCATACACTAACGTTCCCATTTATGTGACTGTATTTACAACATCTATGTATCGTGGATACCTTGCCTAACATCGCGGTGTTGAAAGCAGAATGAACGACAACTGGCTCTGTAAACGTTGGTACCAGGTCTTTATACTTTTCGATAGCTTCATATATAGCCTCTTGTTGATTATATTTTCCCGAATGCCAGAGTTCGTAGTACCGTATCCAACAATCAAACTCGATAATACCTGGAATTCGTAGAGGCCAAATATCGTAATATTTATTCCCAGTGCTAAATGCTGTAATGACATCCCAGTTATCTAGTTCAAAACACGAGTCAAATGATTCTTTCGACACCGATTTTGTAAACACGTTATCTAGATCAACCATCATGAAGTAGTCAAACGAATTAGGGATGTATTCGAGAAGACGATTTCGTATATAAGCCAATCGTTCAACTCGATGCGGCAATCTTGAGTTAAGATTGTATTCTGTTACAATAGTCCTGTGACGTCCTTTCTTAACCCACTCGCGAAGAATTGAATTCGTATTATCGATTGAATCGTTTTCAAAGATAACAATCTTACATTCTCGCCACCACGACTCTATTGTCTCAAGATTGGCTAGAACATCCGGTAGGTATTGTTCGACATCCTTACAACAACCAACAATGCATAATGATTTATTGTTCATTGAATCAGTCTTGTGATTTTATTTACCCATGTTTGTAAGTGTAATAGCCTGGGATCAAATGTAAAGTTTTTGAACTTTTCCATTGTAACTGCCATTGACTCGTGGGTAATATCTGTCCAATCCTTGACAATCCAAACTGGTAGTCCATCAAATAGTGGATCAAGTCCAGATGTCTTGACAATCGGAATACAACCCAAAACAAGAGCTTCCCATGTTCGATGACAGTCTGGACCTGCCCCAGGTGGAGATGGAACAAATGTATACTGCGTCATCATTCTCCACACATTTTTACGAATCATCTTTTCGGATTGGTAATCAATCACAAGTGGGTCAATCAAATCTCTCGCACGGGTTCGCTCAACAGATGCATACCAGTTAAAGTGAAAGGTTCCGTAACAACGATGAATTCTCTTCCAAAAGGGAAGAGAAAAGCGAGAAAGAGTTAACAGTTCAGACTCCTGTTGTGCTGGTGTTCCAGTAGGCCCCCACGGATGGCCTCCGTACGACGCTAACGTATGATAATCAAGACCAATCGGAATTCTATGAAGTTTTGGATGCCCTCCCATACAGTTCTGAGCTACCCAAGCGATAAGTAGGGCATGCTCTAAGAGCTGACCAGACGTCTCAACACCTTCTGGAACCGTTTGATCGGAGTCACCAGAAACAAGAACGAACGGCTGTGTACGAGATGGAAGAATCCTATTTACAAAGTCGTTGATCGCACCTGTACAAATATAAATAATAGCTTTCGGTGTGTCGGGTACTGTATTCCTAAAAACTGTGTCTGATGACTGTGGACGTAGTTCATGATACTGACAAGACTTAAGAATACCACGAGAACTCACGATGAGACAATGGTTTTCAGACATATCCTATTACTTACTATTTCGTTAAAGTTCAACGAAGATTTGACTTGAATATACCGAAATCACTTCCACCGCATAGAAACGTTGGTTCTGCCCAGTAAACACGAAGATTCTTCTCCCTTGCGACTACATTGAACCAATGATCTCCTCCGAGCTCTCTCACCTTATAACCACTTGTAAAGATACTGAGTAGCTTCTTAGCGCATTCTTTGGTAAAAAGGGCTCCCATTCCTCTGGATGAACCCATGGCACGCATAGAACCACGTCCAACTGTCCAACACGGACCATCCGCATTAGACTTTAAGAACACGTTGGTAACAGATTTTTCTGAGCGTTCGATATGAAAGTCACAAGATTCGCCAATCCAGCATGCATCCCAACCAGGTGGTAGATTCTCTAACGTCCGTTTCATCTCTGCATTGAACGTCTTTGCGAAAATAGCATCATCATCTATAAAAAGAGCATACTTTTCATCACTATGGATAAGCTTTTTCAATGCTTCAACTACTTTCATAATACCCGATATAGCTGGAAGGCTGATAATTGAACGGTCAAAATAGGATAGTTCAAAATCTGTCAAGAATTCACGGTCATATGTTTCAATAAACGTTGCAGAAAGCCCATGATCTGCTAGCTGTTTTTCCATATGAACCTTTCTCTCTTTATTTGGTGTGTAATGTATGATATAGATTGGTAGATGAATTTTAATGAGTTTATCAGGATTATCAAAGTCATCAGACGGTAAATAGGGAGGACCTTCTATCAATGTAAGCTGCATGATATTATTGTGTTAAAATGTGTAAATATGAATACTGTCGCTATACAATGAAAGAAGCAGTACCCGGTATTATTCTTATAACATCATGTGAGAAATACAGGCACATTCGTCTTCCCAAATTTATGCCTTCAAAATCAGAGTATAACGGTTGGAAGGTATTTGTGATGACTGGAAACCCAGTACAACCTGAAGAGTACATTATCGAAGGTAATATGATAACTGTTCGTGCAGAAGATTCATACATTCACGGGCTAAAGAAGTTTAGTCTAACACTAAAGGTATTGTATTCAATATATGACATACAACAGGGTATCCTAAGTGCATGCGATGACCTAGTCTGGAATGAATCTGCCCTTCTTCACTTTCTTTGTTCGGAAAAAGAAGATTATATGGGTTGGTTTGAAGGTCCACCGAGACAAGTTCCAGTAACAGAGACCAGGGCTGATTATGCTATGGTTAACTACTACAAGAAACATCCCAAAGATTTTATGAATCCTTTACATCGTCTTCCACCGTTTCACCTGATTCAAGAAATGATAACAGTACCGATAGTACAGTATGTTTCTGGAGTCATTACGTATTTCTCAAACAAGTCTGTAAAAATCTTAATAGATCACTTAGAGTCCATAAACTGGGATATCACTACAAAAGATGAATTCGGTTATCCATACATTATAGCAGATATAGCAATCGGTTACATCTTAAATAAGAACAGTGTTTTTGGGACAAAATATAATTTATGGGCTGTTGGAGATGGAATATTTGAATCAGATAACTGGGTAACACTTCACACTGAATACATGTATGAGGAAGACATCTAAAATAGAAATGAAAAAACTACAAATGTTGTTGGGTTTCCAAACACATTTGTTTTGAGTTGTTGTTGAGTTGTTCTGTACTACACTACGTTTAGTTGGAGTACGCGAGGCCACCCATGCCGCTCATGACGCGCAGCACGTTGTAGTTGACGGCGTACACGCGGACCTGCGCCGTGCGGCCACCGCGCACCGTGTTGACGGACACCGTGAGCTGCAGGGTCGCCTTGTCGATACGCGAGAAGTTGCACGTGCCGCTGGGCTGGTGCTCCTCCGGCTTGAGCGCAAAGGAGTACACGTTGATGCCCTTCTGCGGCGTACGCGTGTGGTGCTGGTACGGCTGAACGCGGTCGAAGTAGCGTCCCTCGCGCTCAGTGAAGCGGTCCTGGCCGTTGAGCTGGAGCTTGGCGACCTCCACCGGGTTCTTGCCCTCGCAGCGAACACCTGAGGAGAGGATGACCTTCGCCAGCAGGTAGTTGGTCGTGTCCTCGAAGACAGTCGCCTGGTCGTTGCCGGCGTTGGTGTCGAGCCACGAGGCACCACCCAGCGACGGGCCCTGGGAGAGACCCAGACCCGGGAGGTAAGGGCCAGAGGGGCCGTCCGTAAGCGTTGTCGGGACCGGGAGAGCCGCGTTCGCCGTGCCCACCGTGCCCTGGCCAGTGCCGAGCGCGCCGCGGGCGAGGACGTCCATCACGATGCCCTCCGTGCTGAAGTCGTCCGTGTAGTTGAACGGCTGGCAGCCGTTGACCTCCTGGATGAACACCTGGTTGGGCGTGCAGTCGACATACGAGTCGCGCTGGACAACCCACACGAGCTCCTTCACCGGGTGGTTGAAGTTGAGCTGGATCTTGTTGCTCGAGGACGTGATCGACTCGGCGCCCGTGAACTGCAGCTGCTCGATGAGGTACTCGTGCGTCTGCTGGGCGAAGCGGCGGCGCTCCTCAGTGTCCAGGTAGATGTAGTCGATGTAGAGCGACGCGGCCGTCAGCGACTGGATCGACGTCGGGAGCGTGCCACTAGCCGCCAGGTCATAGTAGCAGCAGTTGATGAACTGCTCGAACTCCACGTTGATGCGCACCTCGTGGTACTGGAGCGCGATCAGCGGGATCGCCAGACCCGGGTTAC